AAAGATCCGATTTTGGAAGCATTGAAAAAAGTAAATGCTGAAATGACGGTTTATAAATTTTTTAATATGGAGGCTTAAAATGGCAGACGGTATTGTATATGTAGATGAAGCTACAACTAAGGCCATACAAGCGGAAATTGGAAAACTCGGAAACGATTCAAAGGCTATTTATGAAGGGCTGAGAAAAAATGTTGAAGAGTTTCGGTCAACGCTGGAAGGCAAAAACAAAGAAGACGTTCTTTTAAAAGAGAAAGTCGATAAGTTGGTGACGGACGTTTCGTTAAGGCAGGAAGCCCTTGACAAGAAATTCGACGAAGCCAACAAGAAAGCGAACGAGAGACTTGACGCGGCGGAAGTTGCTTTTAAACGCAGTCCGAGAAGTAATTCACCGGACAACGAGAAAGCGATTAAAGACGCTATTGATTTTCAGATTTCTTGTGCTATAAACAAGAGCAAGAAAGAATACGGATTGCAGATTGAAGACATGGAAAGGATTAACGCCAATCCGGATGTTGAAAAATTCCAGAATTATCAAAAAGTTTTCAATAAGTTTTTACGCAGGACGGGCGGGAGCAAAGACGCGGTTATGGAGCCTGACGAATCAAAGACTCTTTCAGTCGGTGTCGATCCTGACGGCGGTTACACGGTAACTCCTCAGATGGCATCAACGATAATTACAACCATCAGAGAAAGCGATCCGATAAGACAGCTCGCCTCGGTGGAAAGTATATCAACGGATTCAATCGAATGGCTTGTAGATGTTGACCAGATGGGCGCGGGATGGGAGACAGAGACCGGCGCGGGCGCAGTTACTACAACCGCAGATTTTAGAAAGAAAATGATTTTTGCGCATACGATGTATGCAAAAGTTCGTGCAACCCAGAAACTTCTCGAAGATAGTTCTCTGAATATTGAAAATTGGATTGCAAACAAAACAGGTGACAGGTTCGGAAGGCTGGAAGGCGCGGCGTTCGTAACTGGTACAGGTGTGGGACAGCCGAGAGGTTTTCTAACTTATGCTAACGGCACGGCGTGGGGTCAGGTTGAACAGGTTGTCATGGGTGCGGCGGCCGCTTTGACTGCTGATGGTTTTATTGATGTTAAATATCATCTTCTTGAAGCTTATATCGAGAGAGCGAATGCGTGGCTTATGTGTAGATCGACACTGGCGGCGGCCATGAAACTTAAAGATGGGTCTGGAGAGTATATTTGGAAACCGAGCTTAATAGCACTCGATCCAGCAAGTTCAATTCTTGGCATACCTGTTAAGATGTCAGCCACTATGCCGGTAATTGCGGCAAACGCTCTGTCCGTAGCTCTGGCAGACTGGAAAGCGGCTTATACAATAGTTGATAGGCTGGGGATTACAGTACAGCGCGATCCGTACACTCAAAAACCTTTCGTAGAATTTTACACGCGAAAGAGAGTTGGCGGAGATATCATAAACTATGATGCCATAAAGATTGGCATAATATCAGTATAAAGGGAGGGATAACATGATAAGAGATTTATATTCTAATTTAGCTTTTTATAACGCGTTTATTCCCGGGCCTTCCGCAGTAGCGGCGGGCGCGACTGAAGGGAATACGATTGATATGCGAGGATTCAATGCGGCGGCTATGGCTATCGCGCTGACCAGCTTCTGTTCAGGCGGTGCAAACGGTGCGGGCGATTATATTATATTCTGCCTACAGCATGGCACGGCGAGCGCGGCGGGCGTTGACCAGTGGTCACTCGTTCCGGAATCACAGCTCATACATAGTGTTATGGGTGGATACGATTCAACAGCGGAAACCGGATTGATTATGTCGATCACTTCGGCTACGGAAATTACCGGATCAACTCAGGCATCGATAGTTCTTAGGGTCGGTTACAAGGGAGACGGAACTCACAGATATTTGAGATTGCATTATTCAAATGTCGGCAACGCTTCGGGATGTTATGTAGGGGCTATTTGTGTTCTTGGCCTTCCTGCGGATTGGCCGATAAACAGCCCTGTATAAGGGATGAAATAAAAGAGGGGTGGATATACTGCCCCTCTAATTTTCAAGAGGAGTTTTAAAAAATGACAAAACGAGACAATACTTATCAAAATTCAAAAGTTGCTTTACCTCAGGGCGGGGACAGATTAACGATAGACTCTGATGGATATCTGGATTTTTACAGCACTGAAGTTGCAGGATCATTGCTTAAAAAATTTCTGTATACGAATCACATCAAATACAGCGTTCAGACTACGGCGGCTGTGTTATCTGTAGTTAATTTAAGGGTCGGAGTTAATTTTCTGGCCCCATCTGTAGGCGGTTCTAATATGTCCGCTTGGCTTCCGTCTTGTACTATCGGCGATGAGATAACCGTTATGCTCGGACACGGGCCACTTGTGGAAAGTGTTTTATCTTTGTACATAAGCACTTCGGGCTGTTCTATTCTGGGTCAGGTGTTCAGAGATGCTTCCGGCGTAAGTCTGCATACTTCTAATTTATCTACTGGATGGATTAAGTTTAAATGTTTTGTAGACGGAGAATGGGCTATAGTTGCCAGAGCCGGCAGACAAGTCACAGAGCATTAACGGGGGGATTTATGGCAGATACATCATATGTAGAAAAAGTTTACAGACGACAAGAGGGAGACGTGCTTGTTGTTGCCGATCATGGAGAATTGGTGGTCGAGTCCGGCGGACTTTTAAGTGTAGAGTCCGGAGGCGAAATCAATGTTGAAACTGGAGGGGCGATAACTTACCAGACCGGAAGTTATTTAAATGTTGAAAGTGGCGGCGAGATTGATGTCGAGTCCGGCGCACATGTAGACGTAGAATCCGGCGGTGTGGTACATCTTGAAGCGGCTGGAAGTTTACTGAGATTTTTTTCAGCAGAAGATTACACGGCCACTCAGATATCGGCATTGATGAGGTCAATGACTTCTTTGGAATTGACAAATCATTCAACTGCGGGAACTACACTGTCAACGCTTGGCGGAAGTCAGCCTACAGTAATACCGTCAACAATCGGGATTTTGCAGATATCCTGTTCGGCGGCATTAGTAGCTGGTTCCATGAGATTGTTTTCAGGGGTTACAGGACAGACTTTAAAAATAAGATTTGTGCCGGACATGGCCGGCGCGCACGCGACTATTACAATTTATACATCTATCGGCGGAATATCGGGGGTTAAGATTTTCGGATCGGCACGGGTTGAAATATCAACACTGTTACTTAAGTGTTCAACCAATTCTCAGGCATCCGTCGAATTATTATGTATAAAAGATGGTTCTTGGGCGATTAAACAAAGTTCGGCTACACAGGTAACTGAACAGTCGGCGGCATAAGGAGAGATTATGAAGATTAAAATGTTAAAGACTCAAAGAGGATCGGTGGACGGCATCCATGTACAGGCTTACACAGCAGGGACTGAATACGAATTATCCGGAAATCTTTTAAAAGTATTTCTGGATAATAAATGGGCTTCGGAAGTTGTTGAAGCTAAAGCTCAGTCAGTACCTGAGAATAAAATGGAGTCCGCGCCTGTCGAAAATAAAAAAGAAAAGAGGGACAAGAAGTGATCAACGAAAAATCATCGCCTGATAATCGCGTCTGGAAAGTTACAACTCATCCAGCTACAGAGCCTATAACTTTACAAGAGTTGAAGGACTTTGCGAGAATTGACGGCACGGATGAGGACACACTTCTTAATAGTTTTATAGAGTCGGCGAGACGGGCTTGTGAAAATTATCTGGGGCGCGCTCTGATTGAGCAAACGATAACCATGAAAATGGATTTATGGCCGAGAATAATAATTGAACTTCCCCGTCCGCCGCTCATCTCTATAACGGCGGTCGAGACGCTTGATGAGAGCGATGTAGCGACAGTTTACGCAAGTAGTAATTATTTTATCATTACAACAAGCGAGCCGGGAAGTCTGGTTATAAAAATTGGCGCAAGTATGCCAAACAATACAGCGAGAAATTACGGCGGATATCAGATACGTTATAAAGCCGGTTACGGGTCGTCAAAAACTGACGTTCCATCGGCGATAAGAGACGGGATTAAACTATGGGCTACTGATATTTATGAAAACAGATTTGTGCGGGACGAGCCGCCCCCGGAAGCGATGAGTTTATTATATCCTTATAGAGTCTTGAGGGCTGACTAAATGTGGATGACTCCTAAATTAGGACGGCGGATACAGATACAGAAAGCCGTACAGACCGAAAACACGGACGGGGGATTTGATATTACTTATGAAACTTTGATAACCGTCTGGGCAGGAGTTGCGCCGGCAAAAACAGGACTCAATAAATACATCGAAGCTATAAGAGGAGAGACAACATCAGCAACAGAGACACACGAATTTATCGTAAGACAGACGGCGGTGTGGGGACTTGGGAAGGAATATACAAGCGCGTTCTCATCAGCGTTTAAAAATATGGGTGACATCGCGCCGATTAAAAGCGATATGTTTATTTTTATGCAGGAAGGGTCAACAGTGAAGGGCAGATTATTTCAAGTGACCTCATTGATGAGAGACGAAGAGCGCGGGGAATATTTTAAATTAAGATGTCGAGAGATTGAAGAACACGGGACAGGATGGCCTTCGTAAAATGGTAGAAACAAAATACATAAAGGCGACATCGGACAAACTCAAAAAGCTCGGAGATAATCTTTACACTCAGGGTTTTAAGATACCCGGACAAGTCAATCGGACGCTGTTCACTCATGGAAATCACATGAGAAACGCGATAGTGTCCGCCATGAAAAATACACAGAGGGCGACATGGTTTTATAAAGTGACGAAGGCGGGCAAGACACATAAACCGTCCGCGCCTGGGTATCCGCCCGCTATAAACACCGGCGAACTTTCACGCAGTTATAATTTTGACGTTGGGAACATGGAACTTGAAATAGGATCGAGAGCTAAATATTCAAAATTTCTCGAAGATGGAACAGTGAACATGGAAGCGCGTCCGGTTCTTGATCCGACGGTCGAGGCGTACAAAGACGGGATATTTGAAGACCTCGGAAAAATAGCGCAGGATATTACAGCGGAATCTTTTAGAAATTCAGGGATTACAAAACGATGAGAATATCTCCGATAGTGATAAGATTAAGAACTGCAATAACTGATTATGTAATTGCAGGCGCGGCGGAATTGGATGTTGCAATACGTAATGTCCTGAAAAAAGATTGCATGTTTGTTGTGCCGATATCGGAGTCTTGTGCTGATAATCAGAAAGACTCTGGTATAGATCAGAAGATTATAGAGCGGTTTGCGGTGGTTGTCGCTCTGGCAAACGATGTAAGCGACAAAGAAAAAACCGGCGTACTTGCTTATGATAAGTTGCACGAAATAAGATCAAGATTATTCAGGGCTTTTCTCGGTTACGAAATTAACGGTGCGGAAAGCAATATCTATTATAAGGGCGCGACCTTGTGGGGAATTAACGCCGCGTATCTCTGGTATCAATACGATTTTGAAATTACAACTCGAATTATTCAGTATGACGGATACAACGACGTGGCGGGCGCAAACGATGCGATAGAAGGACAGATCAGAAATCTACAGCAAAGGTCAACGATTGACGATTTAAACAGTATTTACAGTCAATTCTTGTTGTGGCCGGATGCTGATTTGCCGTGGACTGGAGATATCCCAATTGATACGAGCTTACCGGATATGAGTACATTTATTGATTTTACGGACGATCCGACTGCCGGGGCGTTTGACAGAAGTTTTGGAGAAGGTTTTGATTTTTATAAAATTTTAAACAGAAGAATATAATAGGAGGTGGCGATATGGACGAGGCTTACAGATTCGTTAAACCGTTAAAAGGTCTGATTGTACGAGATTCTACAAGCAAGGCGATAATTCCAGAGACGGGAACTATGGTTCCGTGGATAGGGCCGGAAGGTCGGTACTGGAGACGCAGGCTTAAAGATGGATCGATTACAATCGAAGAACAGCCAATAACGGAAGTTAAAGAAGAAGTCAAACCAGTTTACAAAAAATATACTAAGGAATAGAGGAGGATAACAATGATAGTATTTAATAATATACCGGCCACAATAAGAACGCCGGGGGTTTTTACAGAGATTGATAACAGCCGCGCTTTAAAAGGCCTGGTCGCAAATCCGCACAAGGTTTTAATAATCGGAGAGAAAAAATCAGACGGCACGGCTTCAGTCGAGACGATTAAACAGATAACCTCGAAAAATTTAGCAGATGGATATTTTGGAGTGGGTTCTATTCTATCCCGGATGTGTGCTGTTTTTAAAGATAACAATCCGAATACGGAACTTCATGCAATCGCACTTTCAAAAACCGGCGGGACAAAAGCAGAAGGGATGATTAAGTTTGATTCGGGCCTTTCAGCTACTGCAAATACAACTTATTATCTGCTAATCAACGGTAAGAAAGTAACGACTACACTCAATTCAGCATGGAGCATTGTTGACGTATGCTCTGCAATCGCGGCGAACGTAAACGCAGATTCTACTTTGCCGATTCATGCTTCCGTATCTGCGAGCGCGGCAGGTAGTAATCATATTTGTATGGTCGCGACTCAGAGCGGAACACTTGGAAACTATATTGACATCAGAGTAAATTATTATACAGGGGAGAGCAATCCCGCGGGCTGGTCAATAAACGGAATTTCATATACTACATTAACAGGCGGGGCAACTGATCCATCGCTTACCGATGCGTGGGCTATTATAGACAATGAGCAGTATCATTATATAATCCAGCCTTACTGGGATGCAACAAATTTGACAAGCATTGAAGGCGAACTTGCTGACAGATTTAAACCTCTTGAAGATATGCAAGGACATGGATTTTGCGGATATCGCGGAACTCAGGCAAGCTGTTCAACTCTTGGCAATACCCGAAACAGTCCGCACAATACAATCATCGGAGCTTACGGATCACCGACATCCCCGATAGAGTGGGCGGCGGCACTGGGCGCGGTTGCGGCGTGGAATTTAAACAACGATCCGGCCCGGCCTTTACATACTCTGACTTTGAAAGGCGTATTGCCTCCGATTGTCGATGCAAGATTCACACGTTCGGAAAGGGACATACTTCTTTATGATGGTATATCAACTTTCATCGTAGATTCTGGTGGAAATGTTCAGCTTGAAAGGGTCATCACTACTTATCAGAAAAACTCTTTTAACACCGCCGATCCTTCGTATCTTGATATTCAAACTCTGGCAACTCTGGGAGAAATCAGATATCAGTACAAGACAAGAATGTTGAACAGATTTATCCAGCCGCGTTTTAAACTGGCCTCGGATACTTTCCCCGTACAGCCTGGGTCTTATGTGGTGACTCCGAAGGTAGTAAAACAGGAAATCATATCTCTGTTTTATCTGTTACAAGATCGCGGATTGATTGAGAACATTCAAGACTTTGTTGACAATCTTGTTGTCGAGAGAAATTCGACTGATGTAAATCGGATCGATGTGCTATTGCCGCCGGATTTAATTAATCAATTCGTAGTGATGGCCTCGCTCATGCAGTTTGTGTTATAGTTTCAAATAGATTATTTTAAGGAGGATTTTTAAATGGCAAGAATTACAGGCAGAATAGAATTAACCGTCAACGGAAATCTCATGTTAACGAAAAGCGGATCGACGACAATCAATGGACTCGGATTGTCAGGTATGCCAAACTATGAACTCAAAGAGGTCATGGGTGATACCGGCATACAGGGCTTTGTCGAAGATCCGATCCCGGCCACGTGTGAATTTAACATCACCGACAGAGACGATGTGAAGATTGATACGATTGCCGCGATTCGGGAAAACGGCACTATCGTGGTCAGCGCGGCGGGCGGTGGGAAGGTTTACACTTTATCCGGTGCGACTTGTAAGCGTAATATCAAGTTGACCTCGGGTGAAGGGGAAACTGCGGTAACGTTCATCGGCAACTACTGGGTTGAAACTACAGCGAGTGTAGCTTGATGGAAAGTAAAACTGTAAAATTAAATTTTCCGATCAAGATAAAAAAAGACGGTGCTGATGTTGAATGTAAAGAGCTGACTTTTTCACGGTTCAAGACAAAGCATTTAAAATTACTGCCGTCTGATTTTGTCGGTAAAGCGAAGGACGGAGTTGTCGAGCCTGCCGGACTTTTGCCGCTCATCGCAGGGCTGGCAGGGCTGGACATTAAGGAAGCCGAAGAGATCGACATGAGTGATTTTGTTTTAATCATGGAGGAGATACAAGATTTTTTCGGCGGGTTCCTGATGGGGACTGGAAAGAAATAGTATGGACGGTTACATACAAATTCAATTTTAACTCTCAGGAAGTAATGGAAATGACTCTCGATGAATTAAATTTCTGGGTCGAGGGGAGCTACTGGATATCGGAAATTGAGAAAGGGACGTAATGGCAGACAATTACATAATATCAACGATATTTAAAATCATCGACGAGGCTACTGATCCGGTCAGAAAAATAGGCCGGTCGCTCGGCGGTCTGTCCGAAGGCATGAGTAAAATGTCCTCAAAGTTGGCCGCGTCCGGAAAGAAGATGCAGACTTTCGGGAAAGATATGTCCGGCGTAGGAACTGACTTGTCGATGAAATTAACCGCGCCGTTCTTGCTGATTGGCGGGTACTCATTGAAAGCCGCGTCTGATATGGAATCGCTGACAACCTCTTTTGAGACTATGATGGGCAGTGCGGAAGGCGCGAAGAACATGATGGAAGAGCTTGTCAAGTTTGCGAACGCCACGCCTTACGAACTCGATGAGGTTGCGAACGCGGCGCGATCTTTAATGGCGGCGGGAGTAGGGCCGGAAGAGATTACTAAAAAATTGACCTTGCTTGGAGACATCGCGTCAACCGCTAAAATACCGCTTGATGAGCTTGTCAGAGTTTATGATAAGATGAAAAACAAAGGCAAGGCAAGTCTTGAAGAGTTGAATCCGATTGCAGAAAAGGGCATACCGATTTTTCAGGCACTTGCTGACACAATGGGAATAACTAAAGATCAAGTCTTCGATATGGCAAGCAAAGGCCGGATAAGTTTTCAGTTGGTCGAGGCTGAACTCGAAAAAATGACAGAGAAAGGCGGTCGGTATTTTCAAGGGATGTTAAAGCAATCAAAGACCTTCGCGGGCGCGATGTCAAACTTTAAAGGTGTGATTGATGCGACTGCGGTATCATTCGGAACTTTTTTAATGAATGAAATGGGACTGAAAGACGGGCTGGTGTCGCTGACTATATGGCTT